TATAAGATTGTTTAATCTTATAAAAAACAATTACTATAACATCACTAGTATTTTTAAATGGAGCAGGTATAATGTCATTTGATTTTGTCGAAAATTTTACACTCCAACTTCCCGACCTATCTAAGTTAGAAGCTGAATTTTCTGAATCTTTTAATAAAAAGTATGGCCTTATAATAGAAGTCGCCGCCATTCATGAGCGGACTTACTGCAAATTATAATAACTATTCAGCAGTTGAATTAGAAAAAGCCTTGCAGTCTTGGGTCGAACCATATCCAAAGCCAATTATTTTAAATCATGATCTCAATTCTGAACCAATTGGCAGGGTTATTGCTGCTAAAATGGACAAAGAGGAAGATGGCTCTCCATATGTAAGATTGCAAATCGCAGTAACAGATCCAGTAGCAGCACAAAAAGTTGCAGATCAAAGATATCTCACGGGTTCTGTCGGTGGTAGAGCCGGAAAAGCGATATGTTCAATTTCAGGTGAAGACTTTGCTGCAGAAACAGCTGACGGTAGACCTCGTGCCCCTAAGTATAAAAGAGGTCAAGTTTATAAGGGTAAATTAGCATTTATTCAAATGGAAGATATTTCTTTTAAGGAATACTCGTTCGTTAATCAACCAGCAGACCAAAGATCTAGCGTAAGGTCATCAAAAGATATTAGTAATACTGATGGAATAACGAATCCGGAAAATTGGACAGCAAGAAGTACGGCATTTGTTCTTAATATGGACGAAGAGGATATAGTTTCTTTAGAAGAAAATGAATCAATTTTTAAGAGCCTTAAAAGAAAAGAATCAAGGCCACTTTATTTACACTTAAAAGGTGCTTTTCTAACAGCGCTTGCTTTTCAGGAAAGCGAAACTGGTAAGGCTGATGACAAGTCATTACTATCTTCAGAGAACGATAATAATAAGGAGATTCGTAGCATGGATGAAGATATCAAGAACGAAGATGTTCTGGCTGCCGTTGAGGGTTTGAGCCAAGATCTTTCAATCATCGCCGCCAAAGCTATAGAGGCGCCAGAAGATGAAATCGTTGATTCGATAGAGCCGACAGAAGACCAGGCTCCAATAGCCGATACGCAAGATGTATCAGTTGTTGACACCCTTAGTGTGGCTTTGGTTGCTGCGGTCGTAGCTGGTCAAGTAGAAACCGCAGAACTTATAACAAAGGCAATAGATACGCTACAAGCGCAGCAAGCGCCTTCTGCTGAGGAAATCCCAGCCGAAGCAGAAATACAGATTTCAGATGAGAATGCAGAAAAGACAGAAGAACAAGCTAGTGAAGTTGTTGATTCAGCCGAAGCTGTAGTATCAGATGGGAAGGTAGAGGCAGAAGAGCCAGAAGCAGAGCTCAAAAGCGAAATAATCGCCGTTGAGCAAAGTGCAGATGACGAAAAAATTCAGTCTCTCCAACAGGAAAATGCAAAACTTAGAGAAGCACTACATCGTACTTTGGTGGAGAGAGTTGTGGATACTAAGATTTCATTGGGCACAGAAGCAGTAGAGGATAGGGAAGAGCTTATCACAGATCACTTAACAAGGTCTGCAGGGTCCTTAACGGATTCTTTAAGAGATTTAGCTAAACTACCATTCACTAAAAAGAATCTTCAAAAGCTTAATGAGTCAATCATCAAAAATGACACCGTTGTAGAAAAAGAAAATAACGTTGCCATGGAAGATGAAGAAGTAATCATCAAATCAGAATCTAAAGATGAAATAGCAGAAAATCTGTTCGTAGATGCCTTAATGGGTCGCCGCAAACTTTAAAAAAACTAGATCAATAAGGAGAAAATATAATGTCATTAGCAAAGTTCAGAAAAGTAGGTACCAAAACAGGTGCTGGTCGTTTCGTAGTTTCAGAGGGTATTGCACCTTCAGCTTATATCTTGCCATCAGTCGCACTGCCAACATGGTATTCAGATTCAGAAGATGATCGTTTTGAAATTGTTATCCCTAAGGGTACAATTCTTTCGGTTGTTACCGATGCAAGTGGTGATTCGCGCTTCGTCCCAGCTAATGGAAGCGGCTCGTCAATTACATGGGGAGACACTATCAGTGGTTGGAATCCATTGGCAGGGGCAACACCAGTTACTAGCCCAACGGGCGATACACAGGCTGTGGCTGCTCGTTCAGTCCCAGTAGGTTGTGCACAATACGATCTGTACAGGCCGTTTGATAAGGGTACATCGCAAGGCGCAGGCTTTATTGTCAGAGGTTATGTCGAATATCCAATGGTTTCAACCATCAATGGCAATTTAGCGGCTGGCGATTTGGTTGGTCCAGACTTTATGGGTCGTCCAAGACTGTTGTCACAAACAGATGCTGGTGAATATCCATGGTTGCAAGTTGGTAAAGTAATTGAAGTCGAGAAGTTCGCTACGAACTTTGATGATGGACTACTTTCCTATATGCAACTACCATCAGATCCAGGTGCGCTTAAGACAGTATATGAGCTAACACGTGCTGGTGCAAGTTCAGGCAAGTTGGGCATCCGCTCAAACCTAGATGTTACGAATGTTGTTGGCGCTTTCCGCGTTAATTTAACACTCTAATAAAAAAAAAATAATAAAAAGAAATAATAAACAGGAGGATATATCCTAAGATGAGTAAGACAATCCAAGAACTCCTCTCGGGTCTCCCAGCTTGGGAAGCCGCATTTGCTGAGGACGGTCATATTGACGAAGATAACAGAGTAACTATTAAGGAAGCGTTTGGCTCTTCGGATGCCGCAATACTCTTCCCAAAGGTTATTTCTCGTACTCTTCGTGAAGCAGCCGAACCACAGCTTTTGGTAACTCCGCTTCTTTCTACAGTACGCCTTGGTAAGGGTCGTTCTTTGGAATTTCCAGCGGTAAATGCAATTCAAGCTGCTGAGATCCCAGAAGGACAAGAATACCCAGAACAAGCTCTCGCATTTGCTAAGCAAATCGAGGGTAAGGTGTCAAAGAAGGGCGTTAAGTTAGCTTTCACAGAGGAAGTTATTGCCGATTCTCTTTGGGACATCGTAGGCCTCCATGTACGTGCCGCAGGCCGCGCAATGGCACGCTTAAAAGAACAAATTGCTTTGAGTCGTTTCAAAGACGCTTCTACCATTGTCTATGACAATGTTAGCAGTGGCTATGGAGACACAACGGGCCGTGGAATTGATGGGGCTTTTAACCTATCACTTACATGGGACGATGTTGTTGACATGGCAGCTGTTCTTATGGCAGAAAATCATATACCAACAGACTTTATTCTTCACCCACTTATGTGGTCGGTGTTTCTTAAGGACAATGTCTTTCATGCGGGCGGCGCAGCTGTTAATACCAGCTGGGGTTTCCGTCCACAGTCGAAAGATGGTGCTCTTAACGCAACGGCTCCTATGGGCTTGAATGTGCTGGTCTCACCATTCGTAAGCTTTACCGCTAAGAGTGGTTCAACGCCAGCAATGTCAGATGTGTTCTTGATCGACCGTAATGAGGTCGGAGTACTTCTCGTCAAGGATGACATGAGCACGGATCAATTTGATGATCCAACTCGTGACATTCGCGCGATGAAGATGAAAGAGCGCTATGACATTGTCATGCTTGGTGACGGAGAAGGAATCACCGTTGCTAAGAACGTTAGACTAGCCCGTAATTATGAGGTTACCGTCACTAACGAGATGACACTCTAATTAATCCTTAGGATTGTTATAGTTACGATACAATCTTGAAAGATGGGGGGCAGCGCAAGCTGCCCCTTATTTTTTTGCTAAACCCCGCTACTAATAATATGAGACACTTTCCAAGGGAGAACATACGGTGGCTGTTAATTTAATAGACTATGCCTCAGTTGGTCTGGATAGCGTAAAGATAAAATTTGGCAGAACTATAAAAATAAGTTCTATTATAAATAATAGATTTATAGTTCAGACAACAGATGCTACCCCATCAGCGGTTACTGACCCATTCAAAACAATAAATACTTTAGCAGATTATAATACAATAAGTAGAACCTTAACTCTTTATTGGAATAAGGTTTTAATATCGGGTCAAGAATATTATATACGTGCTATCGGGATTCTTGACGCCTCAGGCCAAGTTATACCAGAAGAAAAAATTGTTTATACAATGCAGGATGCTGCTACTCCATCCTCTTCCCTGTTAACTGTTCCGCAAATTCTTCAAATTAAAGAAATGTATGTAGATGATCACTCTATTCTTGAGGACGCCTATGTAACACACCAGATAATCCAGAAAAATCCAGAATTTTATATTGATTCTGTAAATCCAAAAAATGGTGATTTTTTTATAGATAACAATACCAATAATGGTCGAATAACCATCACCTTTAATCACAGACCAGCATCGAACTTTCTTTCTAATGAATACTTTAAAACTCAAAGAAAAAAAATTCAGAAATCTATTAGTAGATGGGAAAATGTTTCACCAATTATCCAAATGCATTCTTGGAAACCAGAAGTATATCTAGATCTTCCATCTTTATCTGATGCTACACCGAGTTACAATACTAGCAATAAGGATTATTTTGAAAAAGGATATAAATATAGGATTACGGTATCTAAAGATGTTGGTATCTAAAAGTGGCTAATTTTATTTACTCAAAAGCAAAACAAGACATTCTTAATGGTGTTATCGATTTTTCGTCTAATACGTTTGCTGTAGCATTTTTAAAAACCTCTTATATTCCCATTCAGGAAACAGAACATTATTTATCTGATATTTTAAATGCTGATTTCGTATATAAAAGGGCTGATATATCAAATGTTACAAATATATTAGGCGTAATTGATGCAAGTAATATTATAGTAGAGCAATATAGTGGAGAACCATTTGCCTCTATAGTTATGTATAAAGTTGGCAGTACGGATCAGAATTCTAATCTAATATTTTTTATAAATGATTCTGTAGGATTACCCTTTTCTGGCGCATTAGATCCATTACTATTATTAGTGGAATGGTCTAATCTAAGTTCAAAAATTTTAAGTCTTTAAAGGACGCATACAATGGCAAGCCAATATCCAGCAAATTTAGATAATTTAATTAATCCCCAGGCCGATGATAGTCTTGATTCATTAACGGTCCCTCATCACCTTCAGCATGCAAATGCAAACGATTCAGTGGAAGCCATACAAACAGTTTTAGGTATCAACCCAGCCGGTTCCCATCTAACCGTTAAGGATAGAATCATCAGTGCTGAAGC